GATACGGGGGTTTTGGTTTGAGTGAACTTGAACTGCTGCAGTTTTTGCAAACTAACTACCTGCGCGATTTGAAAAAAAGCGCTGACCAATTCAGCACGCACGATTGCGTAAGCCATCAGGCTCAGCTCGTGATTGAACTCAAATGCAGGCGCACGCACTATGAAGAACTGCTTATTGAGAAAAAGAAATTTGATGCTTTGGTTTCCAAGGCGCAAAACTTGAACTACCAAGCGGCCTACATAAACTCAACACCACTTGGAATTTATGGTTGGAATCTTTCGTTGCTAACAATTGATTGGCAAACCGAACAGATGCCGGCAACAACAGATTTTGAAAACGCTAATCAGATCGGCAAGGTTGTAGGTTTCCTGCCAATTAGCAAAGCAGTTCATCTATCGGGGGCGATGGATTACAAGCGATTGGATAACGATGACGGCAGGCAGACCACCAAAGCCAACTGAGCAAAAGCGCAAGAACGGAAATCCTGGCCAACGTAAGTTGCCTGATTTGAAAAACGTTATTGCACTAAGCCCAATCAAGGCAGATGCACCGCTTCATTTGAGCGATGCGGGCCAAAAGATGTGGGCAGATGTTCGAGCAATGGCACCTTGGATTGCCACCACAGATGGCAAGTTGCTCATTGAACTGTGTGAGAAGATGGACAAGAAATATGAGCTGCGCGAGAAACTAGCAGCATCGGATTATGTTCTTTACACAGACAAGGGTTATGCCTACGCCAATCCGCTATTTGGAATGTTGAACACCGTTGAAGGTGACATTGTAAAACTGCTTTCACTGCTTGGCCTCACGCCAATTGATCGCAGTAAGTTGGGGGTTGCTGAAGTAACAACGAAAGGCAAGTTAGCCCAGTTGTTAGAGCAGCAAAAGAAGAATGGCTGAGATTCAAGGATGGCCACCGCGCTGGTTAACGCCGGTGCCAATTGAAGATCAAGAGCGCGGTGACGGCGAACTTTATGCAAACTTTGCTGAGGCAGTCTGCCGCGTTACAAAAGATTCAGTGGCATCCCCTGCAGGCAAGTTGCTTGAACTGCGCGGATGGCAAAAAGAATTATTGAAGCACGTTCTTGCCCGCCGTGAAGATGGCAGGTTTAGACACCGCACCGCTTTGGTTGGAATGTCACGCAAGAACGGCAAGAGCGCATTGGCAGCATCAATGGGCCTTGCAGGTTTAACTCTTGGCGGCAACGGTTCAGAAATCTATTCCTGCGCGGCAGATCGTGACCAAGCAAGAATTGTTTTCGGTACGGCAAAACGAATGATTGAACTAGATGAAGAATTATCGTCAATGTTCACCTTGTACCGTGATGCAATAGAGTTCAAAGATAAAGGCAGTGTGTACCGCGTACTTTCTGCAGAGGCATATTCAAAAGAAGGCTTGAACCCTTCCCCGCTTGTTATCTTTGATGAAGTCCTATCTTTGATGAAGTCCACGCCCAACCAAGTTGGGAATTGTGGAACGTGCTTTCTCTTGCAGGTGGTGCCAGAGCTGATTCACTTCTCCTTGGCATCACTACCGCAGGTGTTAAGACACAGACTAACGGGCAAGATTCTCTTTGTTATTCGCTTTATCAATACGGCCAACAGGTTGTAAAAGGTGAGAAAAAAGACCCATCGTTTTTCTTTTCGTGGTGGGAACCTACAACACCTGAAGGTGATCACCGTGACGAATCATTGTGGCAAGAAGCCAATCCAGGGTTTGCAGATATTGTTGACAAAGAAGAAATGCAATCGGCAGTTCTTAGAACGCCTGAAGCAGAATTTAGAACCAAGCGCCTTAACTGTTTTGTAAGCACTTCAGTTGCGTGGTTGCCAACAGGCGCGTGGGAAGCCTTAGTTGATAAAGATAGATTTCCTGAACAAGGCGAAGAAGTTATTTTGGCATTTGATGGTGCCTTTTCTAATGACTCAACTGCGCTAGTCGCTTGGTTATTGGGTGGGGAAAAGCCGCACTTAATGGTGGTTGGATTATGGGAGCGCCCTGACGATGCAGAACAAGGATGGCATATCCCCGTTGCCGAAGTCGAACAAACAATTGTTGACACCTTCAGAGATGAAAGATTCAACGTTAAAGAAATCGTATTCGACCCAGCACGATGGCAGCGAACTTTTATGGTTCTTGATGAAGAAGGCTTGCCAGTTGTTAGTTACCCCAACAGTGCTGCAAATATGGTACCCGCAACACAAAAGTTTTATGAAGCCGTTGTCAACGAATCTTTCACCCACGATGGAGACGAAAGACTTGCGCGACACGTTGCCAACTGTGTAACGAAACAATCAAGCCGTGGTGTTATGGTTGCCAAGGCAAGTAGCAGGCGCAAAGTGGATGCAGCAGTTGCATCAATCTTTGGTTATGATCGAGCGACTCAGCCGGCAGAACCAACACCGCCCGTTGCAAGATTCTTTTCAATTCAGGTATAGGGAGCAAAATGAAGAAAATTGATCTATCAATTGTGGTTGAGGTTATAGGTGCAAGCCTTGCAGCAGCCGGCCTTGCAATGATTTCAGTTCCATTAGCTCTTGTTGTTTCAGGTGTGTTTCTAGTATGGGTTACAGAAAAGGCTAACTAATGAGTTTATCTAAGCGTTTGGCAGGAGCAGGCAACAAGCGTTCTGCAAATAATCAGTACATTGAGCCAATCATTCCTGGCCGTCCTGCATTTGAAAGCCTTGCAGGTGTAATTGTTGACCCTGAATCCGCAATTCGTATGTCAACTGTTTATTCTTGCGTGCGCCTTTTGTCAGACACAGTTTCATCATTACCTGTTGGCGCTTATGTTCGCCGTGGCCGCAGTCGCTTGCCTTATGCAACTGTTTATGGAGATCAGCCTGCTTGGGTAAATAGACCCAATCCTGAAACAACACGCCTTGAATTTTATGAGCAAATTGTTACTTCATTCAAACTTGAAGGCAACGCTTACATCCTCACAGTGCGTGATGATATGGGTGACGTTACTGAACTGTATGTAATTGACCCACGCCACATTCGCATTGAGCGCCTTGCGCCAGGTGAGCCACTTGTTTATTTTGTAAAGATTAAAGATTCACAAGGCGTATATGAGCAACGCCTATCAGATAAAGAACTTTTGCACATTCCTGATTTTCGCCTTCCCGGTGAGCGCTACGGCTTAAGCCCAATTGCTGCTTGCCGTACAACACTTGGCGCAGCGATGGCAGCCGATACTTATGCTGCTTCATACTTTGGCAATGCTGCAAACCCTGGCGGTGTCATTTCAGTTCCCGGTGAACTTACTGAAGAACAGGCAGCAGATATTGGCCGTGATTGGAACATCAGTCACACAGGACCATACCGCGCAGGCAAGATTGGTATTCTTTCAGGTGGCGCATCATTCTCACCATTATCATTCTCACCATTAACAATTAACGCCCAAGATGCTCAATTGCTAGACACAAGGCGCTTCAGTGTGGAAGAAATTGCCCGCATTTATCGCGTTCCATTAGCACTTCTTGGCCATCCTGTAGCGGGTGCAATGTCATTTGCATCAGTTGAAGCTCAGAATCTTTCATTTGTTCAGTATTCATTGCGCCCAATCTTGGAGCGAATTGAGCAATCACTATCAACATTGTTGCCTGAATCAGATGGTTTCATTCGATTTAACTTGGATGCACTACTGCGCGGCACAACAAATGAGCGTTACGATGCCTACACAAAGGGATTGCGTGAAGGATTCCTTTCACTTAATGATGTTCACGCTTACGAAGATATGTCACCAATTGAAGATGGTGACCAATACCGCGTTCCATTGCAAAACATTGATGCTTCAGATGCTAAAGATGTTGGCCTCAAGTTGCGTACAGAAATTGCCGCCCATCTAGCCAATTGCAACAGATTTCAACTATTGACCCTGCCGACCCAACTTCAGTTTATGAGGTTGAGTAATGCCGTATTTCATCACAGATAGCCAAGGTGATTGCGATGGTTGGGCAACCGTAAAAGAAGAATCAGATGGTTCATATACAACAATTGGTTGCCATAACAACAAGCAAGATGCAATTGATCAGATGGTTGCAGTTTCCATTTCTGAGGATATGGAACCCGGTGGTGAGGTTCGAGCAGTTGATTTAAGTGTTCCTTCTTTTATTCGTGAAAATGCTCAGCGCGGATTAGATTATTTGAAAGAAGGATTTGGGGGAGATGGACTAACTGAAGGCACCAAGCGTGAAGCACGCGAGATGGCAGCAGGTAGAGTAAGTGAGAACAAGGTTCGCAAAATGGCACCTTGGTTTGCGCGGCATAAAGTTGACGGGCAAGCACCCAAAAATAGTAACCCTTCAGATTCACAATATCCTGGCGCAGGGCTTGTTGCTTGGTTGTTGTGGGGTGGAGATTCTAATTTTTCTGATAGAGCGCAAAATTGGGCGCAACGCAAAATTGATGCCTTAAATGCTGAAGAAGATTCAAGGAGCAAAGTGAAAAAAATAGAGCGCCGTACATTTACGGTTCAAGATGTTGAAGCACGCCAAGCAGATGATGGAACAATGCGTTTGCGTGGTTATGCAGCAGTGTTTAATGATTCAAGCGTTCCGCTACCATTCAAAGAAACAATTGCCCCTGGCGCGTTTCGCAAAACACTTAGCGAAACCCCTGATGTGCGATTGCTTATCAATCACGAAGGCTTGCCACTAGCTCGCACAAAGAATGGCACTCTTACCCTTAGTGAAGATGACCGTGGGCTTTTTATGGATGCAGAAATTGCAGATACAAGTGAAGGCCGTGATCTTTACAAGTTAGTTGAGCGCGGAGATGTTGACCAAATGAGTTTTGCATTTCGCGTAATTCGTCAAAAATGGAATGAAGATCGTTCAGTTCGCACGCTAACTGAAGTTTCACTAGCAGATGGAGATGTTTCAGTGGTTACTTATCCTGCTTACCCAACAACAACAGTTGAAGCACGCGAAGCACTACGCACCGCAATTGAGGCAATCAAAGAAGGTCGCGCCCTAGATGGCGAATCAATGGTTGTTGTTCAGGCCGTACTTGATAAAATTTCTGATTCTTATGACTCACTTGAAGAAGGCAAAACAATGCTTGAGGTTGTTCTTGGCCTTAAAACACTTGAGCCTGTAGTTGAAGTTGAAGAACCTGAAATTGAATTAGAGCCAATGGACCCAATGGCAACCGCAGGCCGTTCAATTTCACTACGCCTAGCAAAGGCAATTGTTAACAATACAAAATAAATTTCTGCTGCAAAATGTAGCAGATCGAAGTCGGAGCAAACCCCACACCCTGAAAGCGCCGTGGAGAGCATTGCCACCACCTCAAAACAATCAAACACTCATTGGAGAAAAAATGTCAAAGTCTTATCTTGATGTTGCTCTTGAGCGCCGTGATGCAGTTAAGGCAGAAATGGATGCAGTTCTTGAGGCAGTAGCCGCAGAATCACGCACCGACCTTACT